TCCGCGCCTGCACCGTAGCGGAATCAAAAGCGGCAATCATCCCTTCCTCGAACTGCTCGGCGGTGATCCCCTTGAGCAGCTTCTCGCCGTATGTGCGGGCGAAGCTCTTGGAGCTTCCACGAATTGCCTGCCGTGCGGCAGTGCCGACAAGCTGTTCGCCGACGGATTCCAGACCTCCTGCCCCAAGCAGGCTGAAAGTCCCGGTGATGACACCTTCCGTTGCGCCAGCAAGCGTTGCCAACTCGCCAGCTTCCTCTTCCGACATCCCGGACTTGATCGCCTGCTCGTAGGTGGACGTGCCAGTCTGCGCCATCGCGAGACCAATCGACGGCGACGATCTCATCACGCTGTTCGCACCGTTGAGCATCCGCAACGCCGATGGCCCCATTGTGGCGACGCGAGCAGAGCTGACCGGAAGCGCGAGACCGCCGGTTGCCATCCCCAGTCCCACTGCTGTCAGGACGCTTCCAGCCCCCTGACCGTAGGCTGACGCATCGACACCCCAGAGCGTGCCTTGGTTCTTGTAAAATTCCTGCGAGAGCTGGTTGACCGATTCTTGAGCGCGACGGGCAAAACCGGTGACACGCTGGCTTTTGTCCCTCGCTTCTTGAGCAGCTTGCTCCGGGTCACGACCCCCTTTTGCGGCTTGCATACGCACGTTGGGGTCGAGGTAAGCCGCCGCAGGAGCGACTTGTTGCGCCACTCCGAAAGTGTAGCCCGTAAACCCACTGGCGAACTTCTCGTAGCCCGTCTTGTTCAGGTCGGACATCAACAGAGCGAACCCGTTTTGGGGGTCGTCAATCTGGTCCACTCCGGTCAGCCGCGCCAACTCCGGGTGGTTCTTTTTCACGCCCTCCATGGTGGCCTTGTAGTAGCCATCCATGCGCTCTTTGAGAGCACCCTGCTCCGTCATCCGCTGCTTCTCACGCCACGGTAGGTCGGACTCCAAGATCGCCTTCTTCACCGCATCTGGACCCTGTGCCAGGATCTCGGGCTTGATGAAGGGGTTGCCGATCGGATCGAGCGACACCGGCTTGTCGAGCATCCCCAGCCGGGGTTTGACCAGTGCGTCCACCTCATCCGGCTCCAGCCCGTAGTCTTTGGCGGTCTGCTCTCGCAAGGCGGCGTAGGCGTCCTTGCTGGCGTCTTCCGCTCCAAACACGCGCTGCATCAGCGGAGCCGATCCGAAAACGCCGCCGGTGATGGCGGTCTGCTCCAAGCCGTCGAGGCGAAGAGTCAGCGCCTTCTGTTTGGCCGGGTCGTCCGAAAACAGATCCCGCGTCTTGTCGAGCTGAGACTGCCGCTGGGCACGCTCAGTATCGCGCACCTTCAGCGCCTCGGCGTAGCCGTCCTGGGTCAAGCGACCCTGCGCCAGTTCGTCCCCGAGAGACAAGTCGAACGCAAGATCCTGCACCTGAGTGTCAAGGAAACGACGCTGCACCGATGGCGCGTCATTGCGCTTGGACTTGGCGTCGAGCAACGACTTTGAAACGTCCCGGATTCCCTTGTAAAACTCGGCCTGATCAGGTCGCTCCGTAGCGACTTCGTCCCAGTAGCCCGAGGCCACGACCTGCTGGTCCTCCGGTGGCAGGGCTTTGAATTCGGGAGACGAAGCGAGATCCGTGAAAGGGATGCGGGGCATGACGACGGACTTCTACCCGTTGCCGCCGCCGCGATCAACCAGCAAGTTACTGGCTGTTGCGCTCCTGCGCGGCTTTGATCCGGTCGATCTCCTGCTGCGCCGGAGTGGCTGCCGGAGCGGGGGTTGCCGCTGGTGCCGTGGGTGACGTTGGTGCCTTCGTCGGTGCCGGTGCCGTGGGTGACGTTGGTGCCGCACCTTCCGCACCTTTGCGACCAGTATTGCGAGCGTCGTTCCAGAGCTTCTTGCGTTTGGTCACCACTGCGGTGGGTAGCTTTGCGATTTCGGCTTTGATCTCCTCGGCCGTCTTGGCGACCCACTTGTCTTTCTCCCACTTTGTCGGAGCAATCATTTTTGCGACGTAGTCGTCTGCGGTTTCAGAATCCAACGCAGCCTGAAGCTCAACCGCCGGACGGTTGGCGTCCATTGCCTGCGCTTGCGCCAACGCCGTATCCCGCGCTTCTTTGGGCATCGACGAAGGGACGTAAGAGCTTGCGGGTGGAAACGCCGCAGCATCAGACAGGACCAGTAATTCCACGGCCGCAGTTGCCTCCTTGCGAGATTGCTCCGCCGCCTCGGTAGTCTTCTTCTCCGCAGCCTCCTGCTGCCGTAACGTCCGGTCCTCCTTGAAGATGTCGAGCCGCTCGCGGGTTGTGCGCTGGGACTCGGTCAGGCCCTCGGTGCCGATACCCAACTGGCGAAGCTCGCCTCGGAGTCGAGCAGCTTCCCCTGTTGCGGCGGTGAACTCTGGAGCGTTGCCGACCCGATGGGCCGCTACAGCTCGGGTCTCGGCTTGCGCCAGACGCTCTTCGATCGATCCAGCCGCAGCCGGTGCGGCAGGTGCGGGAGTGGTGCCGGTCATCGGAGCGGGCAAAGGGCTACCGGGAGCCGCTGGGGCTACGGGGGAGAACAAGGACTCGGGCGACATGCGGGACGGCGCGGCCGCAGCCCCGGTGGCCGACGGCTGGGCGAGGATGTCGCGGCTGAACTGCTCGTCCTGACGACGCTTCTCCATCGCCAGATCGGTTTCTTCCCGTTTGAGATTATAGTCTCGGTTCGACTCGTTCACGTTGAACAGGTCCATCGCCATCTGGCGCTGCTCCTGCCGCGCCTGATCGGCGTTCACGTCGGCGAACTGCCGGTCGGATGTAAAGACATCGCGGGCGAAGTTGCGGTCGGTGTTGGCCTGCTGCATGGCCACCTCGCCACGGCGCTGCATCAAGTCATCCATCCGCTTGCGCTCGCCGAGGAAGTCGCGCTCCTGGGCGAACTGGTTGTTGGCAGTGTCGCGTCCCACTTGGATCACGTTGTTGAGCGCGGAAGCGAGCGCGTTTTGCCCGCCCTGGAGGAACTGGGCGATGCCGCTGCCTTGAGCCTGGAACAGTGAGATCGGGGTGAGGGCCATGATTATTCTCCGGTGATGAGTCTGCGAGCTGCTGCGTCGGCCTTATTAAACCGATTCTGGAGCCCTTGGCGAAACTTTTTCCTCGACGACCGGCCCTTGTCCACTTCCTCCCACTCGTAGGATTGCCGAGCCGCGCTGAACTTATCCAGTGCTGCCGGGTCTTTTGACAAGGTGCCAATCAACTCGCCGTAGTCCTCTGCTTCAGAACCCGTGGCTCTCTGAAGGACACGGCGGAGACCCCCTTCGCCCCGGTGGTGGACCGTGTCGGCGAGCTGAAGCTGGAGTCCTGCGTTGTCGGTGAAGCGGGTGAACGGAGCCGACCGGCGGCGGTAGAAGTCCTTGGCCTCGGCCTCGGCTTGGTCAGTCTGCCCCGACTCCACCAGCGCCTTGAGACGGGCGGCTTCTTTCGGTTGGAACCGGGCGGTGATCCCGGCCACCTCGAACGAGCCGCCGCCGTCGCCGGAAGGCGGGGTGTAGACCTGCAAACGCCCTTTGGCATCCCGCCGGGCTTCGGACTGAAAAATGAAGTCCTCCGGGCTGCTCGGCGCAGACCCCAGCGGGGCGTCGTAGATCCCCATGTCCGGGTATTCGCCGGGAGTGCTGGAGCGAGCCGCACCGGGTGCCGGGGAGTTGGACTGCTTCGGCATCGAGAACAGGTCAGCCCCACGCTCGGGATCGAACAGGCTCTTCGGAGTGAAGCCCCCCGGCTCAGAGGATTCTTCCGGGGCTTCGCGCTCCATCGCCTGCGAGCGGGCGACCACCGATCCGTTGAAAATCTCCGCGACCGGAACCCCGGAGAAATCCATGATTCGTCCGGGGTCCGGGGAAAAGATTTCGATGGGTCGGATCACTTCGCGTAATTGATGTCAGGACGTTCCGAAGCCGACCGGCCGCCGGTGATTCCCGGTTGGCTGAACCCGGTTTGCGGCTGCGGCGGGCCATAGAACCCGACCCCCGCCGCCGAGCCAATCGGGTCGCCAATCGCCGACGCGACGGACTTGACCATCGGCTCCAAGATCGCCGCGTAGTTGGGGACGAAGGTGTTGACCAAGGTCGCCTTGTTCGCTTGGAACTGGAGGCGGGTGATGACCTTCTGGATCTTCGTCTGAAGCTCGGCCATCAGGTGCGGTGCCTTCTGCGCCTGCTGGTTGTAGAGGTTCTGGAGGCTGTTCTGGATGAGCTGCGCCTGGGTGAGCGCGAGTGCGATGCGCTGGGCGGGCGTCTGCACCATGTCGCGGATGTCGCCGAGGCGGGACAGCGGCGAGACCGACTGCGAGATGAACGAGTGGTGGCTACGAAGCTCCTCGCGGCCAGCCGCCTGCGACCGCAGCTTGGACAGCCCGAGGTCACGCGCCGTTGTGCGTCGGGTCGCCCCGATGCGCCCGGTGAGTGCCGCCAGCTCGGCGTTGTCGGTGAGGATCTCGACCACATCGCCGACCGGCAACTTGCCGCGCAGCAGGTCGCTGATCTGCACCGACGCGAGATCCATGCTGACGAGGAACCGAGGGTCGAACGTGATGGCACGGACGACCGAACTCTGCTCGTGGTAGCGGCTCAGGGACGAGGCGTAGACATCCGCCCGAGGCATGGTCGCGATGTTGCACTCAATGGTCGCACGCTGGATGCAGCAGGCATCGATCGGGACATACTCGGCGGCCTGCGGCACGTCCGGGTAGGCATCGTCGAAGAGAGGGATCAAGGCGTCGATGCCGTTGATGTATTGGTTGACCGCGGCGTCGAGGAATGACCGCTGCTGACTGACGATGCTGTCGTAGTCGGACTTCTGCTGCTCCATGAGCAGGATGTTCGCAGCGGCCTGAATCCCTGGCACGAGGAGAGCCTGCGCCCAGGAGAACACGTTGGACCCGGCTTGAATCGTGGCGGCGGCGGTAGCATCGTAACTTCCCATGACTTTAGTTCTTGAGGTGTTTCACGTAGACGACTTCCTGCCGCTCGAAACCGAGGCTGCGCCAGAACGGGCCGATCCCACGGCTGCCGCGGTATTCCCACGACGAAGCGACGATGGCGTCCCGGCGGTGGACCTCGCAGTATTTCTCGATGATGTTCTTGAACGCGGCGGCGGTCTCCGGCTTCAACCGGTCCTCCTCCAGCGAGTAGACGAAGTTGACGTAGATCAGCTCCTCCTTGGTCGCGAAACCGGGGTATCGCCCGAAGATGATGACTTGCCGCGGCGACTCGACATTGTCCACGTAGGCGTCCATCGACTGCGTGATGTAGCCCTGCGCCAGCCGTTCGAGGCAGTGCTCGACGGTCGTCCGCTCGGCGCACGAGGACTCGCCGATGAAGGCCCGGATGAGGGGTGCGATCGCGGTCAGCTTGGATTGGGGGAGCGGGATCATTTGTAGCCGGGAAGATGCTTGGTGCGGCGGGGCAGCGGACGCCCCTTGTAAGGCGTGTTGTCCTGAATGGCGTGCCCACGGTGCCGGGAGACCAGACCGTTGAGGTAGTTGGCCATCTCGGTCTTGTGATAGGCGGCGGTGCGGATCTCGTTGGCCTCCACGGTGTTCTCGCCGTATTTGAAGAAGCGGGCGGCGGACTCGATCACGAGCTGGTCGCCGACCTCGACGATGTCGGAGTCGAAGTAGATGGGCTTGAAGCGGCGGGTGCCTTGGATCTTGACCGCGCCGGACGGGCAGGTGCTTGCGATCTTGAACCGGCGGTAGCTCGGCACCGTCTCGTCGGGGGAGTAGATCGACAGCTCGTAGCCGTCCTGCTGGGCCAACGTGACCGAGCCGATGCGGCCGATCGGCAGCGCGACGCTGCGGATCTCGCGGACCCGCTCCTCGACGGTCACCCAGCCACCGGCTGCCAGCTCGAAGTCGAGCTTGCGGAGCTTCCAGTCGCCGTCGATGACCTCGATCACGACGTGCTTGCCCGCGTCTTCATCCCGCTCGCACCACACCTTGAGGGCGCAGATGCTGTTTGGGTCGCGCTCGGTGGAGAACTGCTCGGCCATCTCGATCACCTCGACCCTGGGGCCGACGGTTCCGAGCCCCATCATCGCCTCGCGCCAACGGGAGCGGATCTTGAGCGCGTCGCCAGACGACCACACGGCTTCGACCGCTGCGACATCCGCCGGGAGCGTGAAGCCTTGGTAGGTGTCAGGGTCGGAGCAGGTGCCGGTGGCGCACCGCTCGCGGAACGTGGAGATGCAGATGCAGTGAAAGACGTTGCCGAAAAGTTTGAAGTCCTCGTAGCTGTTGAACAGCAGGTTCCGATACTTGTTGAGGTAGCTGACCACCTCCGGGCGGTCTTCCGGCCAGCGCAAGCCTTTCGCCGCGGCGAGGATCGGCCCTGCGCGGTCAACGGTGGTTGGGTCCAGTCCAATGCTCATGTCCAGGAAGTGCCGTTGAAGGTTTTCATCGCACCGACCGGAGACCCGTAGGCGTCGGTCGGCTGCCACCGCTTCGAGGTATCGAAAGGAGCGGTGGCACCAAAGTAGACCAGCTCGACGCCGGGGTCGAGCTTGACCGTGAAGCTGCGGGCCAGGTCAATGAGCTGCTCCGCCGTGAAGTGGTTCAGGGCGGGCGCGTTCTGCTTCAAGCGGAGCTGGAGTTCCATCGGTCGGCGGCGGGTGAGGAGTTGATCTCGAAAAAGTCTCGTTCCGGCGCTCCGATCACCGAGCACTGGTGCCTTCCAGACTTGACGGTCCCGGGGCTAAAATCAAGGTCAATCACCCGGATCTCGGCGGCACCGAGTCCCTCGACCCGGACTTGGAACCATGTCGCCTCGCGGCAGGCGGCAGGCGGCTGGCCAAGTGGTTCGGACACGAGGTAGCTCTGGCCCATCGCCTTGACCTTGTCGCAGGGTGCGAACTCCTTCCAGACCTTCCACGCGGTGTTGAGGTCGGTTCGGATCAGCACCCGCACCTGCTGCGACGACTCGCTGAACACGCCCTCAAGGCGACCCTCTCGAACCGTCTTGAGCGTGGCCAACCCGTCGAAAGCAAATCGGCCGGTTTCAAAGGACCACTCGATTGGCAGATGAACGCCGTCCCGGAAATCCTTCAACGCATCGCGATTAACTGATGCGAAATAGAGATTCCCGGCTCGGTCGGACACCACCGCGCCGAAGCTGTCTGGCATCGGGACCACCGTTGCGTCGCCGAGCCAGTGGGCTCCTGCGATGCCGTTGTCGAAAGTCCAGAGACCCTCCCACACCGGCGACGGCGTCCGGTCCTCGGTGAACGTGGTCGCTTGGTTCCAGACCACCATGCCGCGACCGGCGGCGGTAGCCGTGACCTCGCTGGCAACAAGCCCGGTGGTCGCCATCATGCGGCTTCCTTCGAGCCAGTGACCGGCGGCGGCTCCGCGCAGCAGGACTGGCAGATCCTTCTCCAGAATCGGGTCCACATCCTGCGAGATCCGGTTGGTCTGCTCGGTGTTGAAACTACCCTCGCCGATCGTGGTTTTGAGGAAGTGCAGACCGAAGGCAGACCGGAAGAAGTGATCGCGGGTCAGCACGGCGACCGCGTAGCGGCCGGTGGCACTCACCCGGTTGAGGAGGTGGTTGACGAGACGTTTGGTGTCCCAGCCCTTCTGGATGATGGCACCCTTGCCGTCGATCCGCGTCTCCCTCGGCGACTCGAAGGTGTTGAAAGACACCACGCCATTCTCGTAGTAGGCGATGAGGTCGCCCTCGCCGTTGGCCGTGCTCATGGTCGGCAGGACCGCCATCGCAGTGATCCGCCCGAGACGGCTGGGGGCTGAAAGAGGGTCGCTGTGCGCCAGGGTGCATTGCTCCTCCATGAGCAGCACGTCCTCGGTGCTGGCGTGCCCGCGCTTGTGGATCATGTCCCCGACGTAGATCAGGCGGCCGACCTGCTGGTGGACCCGCCCGTGGGCGTAGATGCCCAGCCCCGCGCCGTTGGCGAGCCAGTTGGAGAACTTCGCGGAGTCGAAGGTGTCGTGCGTGGACTCCACCACGACCTGCGCTTCATCTCCGCCGCCGATTTCAAAGTTGTCGCTCATGAAGGAACTTTTCAAACCTAGCGTTTTCCGCTGGATTCAAAAGCTCAAAAACCCGGTCACCATACCAGAGCGTCTCGTTGCGGCCCCGCAGACTCTCGACCCCGTGGTAGAACTTGTGCCCCAACCACATCTCGGCGTGCATCCGGACCCACGGGTTCCCCGCAATCTCCGGGCCTCCGTTGTTCCGGTGAACCCACGGCGGAGTCAGCGAGGCAACCCAGTCGCATCGAGCCATCCAGAAGTTCCCGCAAAAATGAGGTATCGAAGGATTGTCCATCCAACTGAGTCCGACCATGTCGTGAATCGCGAGCTTTTCAAGGTTCTCGCGCCACGGGCGGATGACGGTTTCCTCCATCAAAATCCGCCATGCAATCTTCCCGGTGTCGCCGGGGTTGCTGACGCCTTTCGTGTGGCAGTAGAGGACCGCAGCGCCGGGGTTCTCCGACGCCCAGCCGTGAAGGGCTTGCAGGGTGGGCGTCTCGTAGTCGCGCAGGTCGCTTCCGGCGTGAACGGCATCCGGGCACCGAGCGAGGACATCGAAGTAGTTTTCAACCGACCCGAGAACGTAGCAGCGCGGCTCCAGACCGCACTCGTCGAAAAGAGCCATCTGGTCCGCGAACACCTGCCGCCAGTTGCCCATGCACGCGACGTGGTAGAAGACCTTGAGTTCCGTCGGCGGAGTCGGGTTTGCCTTCCGCAGCCGCATCCGCTCCTCCTGCGCGTAGCCGGAGTGGTAGTCCACCAGCATCGGCGACGGCGCGGCGACGGCGCGGCCCCAGGGTGGTTTGACCCCCGCGTAGAAGACGCCGGGGGCGCTGCTGTCGTGATCGTCGCCGAGGTAGATCGGACGGTAGTCCGCGAACATGCACCCGAGATCCTCCGGGCTGTAGCGCCAGTGGTCGGACGGGTATCCGTGGAGCGGGAACCCCGGCGACCGGGTCGTCATCAACAGGAGCCCACCCGGCTTCAAGACCTGCCGCATCTGATCGACTACGGCAGACCAGTTCGCAACGTGCTCCATCAGCTCGGTGCTGATGACGATGTCGAACGCCTCGGGACCAAAGGCTTCGACCAGTCGATCGGCGCTGGCGACTCGGTCCACGAAACGGTCCTGCGGCTCGATGTCCACGCCGAGGTAGCTGGCGGGCTTCAGATCCTCGACCAAGTCCCGGACGCTGCCGTTGACGTTGTAGGAGCCCACTTCGAGCACGGATCTCCCGGCGACCCGATCACGGGTCAGGATTCGTTTGGCAAAATCAAGAACGCTCTGGTGCATATTATTTCCCCCATCCTTTGTCCGGCCACCACATGTCGTTGGCATTCTCGCCGCCGCTGATGCTGGATTTTCCGGAGGACTGACCACAGACCCACGGGTCGATTGCAAGAATCCGGTGCTGCCGCCACTCGTGCAACCGCCCGAGCTGGTGGTCGATGTGCAGCGGCTCCTTCGACTCGATGTAGTCCGGGGCGTGCATGATGTGCTGCTGGAACTGCGCCATGAACCGGTCGCTCACTGCGAAGGCGTGGGTCCGGTTCACGTTCTGGCAGCGCACGACGCCCCTACAGAAAGGCCACGGCGGGCCGGACTCCCGGAACAAAAATTGACCGCCGAGGTAGAGCATGTCCCATTGGACGCCGTCGAGCCGCAGCATGGTCGATGGCAGTCGATCGGCGAAGTCCTCCGAGAACACGGCGTCGTCCTCGAAGACGACGTAGCTCGGGAGACCATCGAGCAGCGCGTCCTGGGCGATCCGAAGGTGGGACATCAGGCAGCCCCAAGCCCCGTTGCCCGCCCGCCACCACGCCGGGTGCGGACACTTGTCGCCCTCGATGGCACGGACGCGCTCGAACCCGGTGATGCCAGCAGCGGCAGCGCGTTCCTGAAACGCGACCCAGCGATCCGGCCGGTTGTCGAGATTGATGACGTAGGCGCGTCCGAAGTGGTGTCGAAGGTCGATCATCAGCGGCAGAAATCTGGCCGATTGACCGATATTCGTCCAGTTAATTGCCCGATCAATTAGGACAGCGGGAATGTCCCGCTCTTGCTCCCGCACGAGGTGATAACCGTGAACGGCGTGCCTCGAAGGTCAATCCCGGTAGCTTCGAGCTGAATCGCAATGCTGTTGCCTGACAGCAGGAAGATCGAATATGGCGTGTCGGGAGTCAGAGTCGCGATGCCGGTGATGTTCGTGATCTCCAGCGAGGTAGCGCCCGTGTTCGAGACCGTGACGATCATCACATCGTCAGTGCCGCCGTAGATCACGTCGAGGATCTCGAACGCGCACGCAGAGCTGCTGCTCGACGAGGACGATGAGCTGCTGCCGCCGGTGCTGGTTGACGAGCCGCTGCTCGACGAGGACGCGGACGAAGAACTGCTGGAGCTGCTGCTGGAGCTGCTGCTGGAGCTGGAGCTGCTCGAAGACGAAGAGCTGCTGGATCTGCTGCTGCTGCTGCTGCTGCTGCTGCTGCTGCTGGAGCTGCTCGACGAGGACGAAGAGCGGCTGCTCGAAGACGAAGAGCTGCTTCCGCCCCCACCTCCGCCTCCCGACGAGGTGCTGCCTGATGCAGACCCGCCGCCGTCAGTCCCCATCGGGGGCCGGGCGGTGTCGGGGAAGCTGCCGCTGCAACTCGGGGCGCTGTTGCCGCCGGGGTCGTAGCAGGTGAAGGTGTCGCAGCAGGCGTTCTGCGCCTCGGGCGGAGTGAAGACGTATTCAACCTTCGGAGGCTCCGGGTCATCCCAATACTGGTCGTCTGCCAGTCCCGGACTTGCGACCATGCAGTCGTCGCCGGTCCACCAGTAGGTGCCTGCGGCCGTATTCTGCGCGATGAGGTAGTTCTCCGCCTGGTAGAGATTCACTTCGCCCCGGCAACGCAGCTCCGCGCCCTCGCAGGTGATCTCCTGCGGAGTGCAGCCAAACTCGGCCCCAGTGGTGTCGATGGCAAAGATGCGACCGGCGGCGGCGACCGCCAGCGCGGAAAGCGAAGGGCCGAACGACTCCGCCGAAATCCCGTAGGACGGCGCGTAGGCACACGCACCTTGGAACTGACCGGAGACCCCGAGATCGTGATAGAAAAGCCCCGGACGGGTCTTCACCACGCCCTCGTCGAACACCATGTTGACTGCCGAATGCAGTCTCTGGTTGGTCAGCCCCAGCGGGTTGGACCTCATGTCCACCCCGCGGGTTCCGACGGTCAAGATGTTGACGGTTGGCATGAGGATCAGGCGTCTTCGACCCAGTGCGGCCCGTCGGCGGAGGTCCACTTCAGTGTCCAAGTGTCGTTGCCGGTCGGGAATGGCAGGAAGCTGGCGACCGAGGATACCGCGGCGACCGGGTCACACCCTGGACAATCGCAGCTCGAAGGCGTGGTCGGCACCTGCTCGACGACGATCATACCGGAACCGGCCAGCGTCTTGAAATTGCGGATCTCCGCGCCAGTCCCAGTCACTGCGATGGCTTCGATGCCGATCAGTTCCAGGGTCGCCGCCCGTTCGAGATGTCCCCGTTTCGAGTAGGCACGATCGGCTTCAGCGCGAACCTCCCACTGCGCCAGCTCGGCGTTCCACACTTGGCTGGAGTCTTCCTCGCCGCCCTTGATGCCGTGCAGGTTGCCCTTGTCGTCGGCAATGACTGAGTGGTAGAACGGAAGCGGAGCACCGAGGGCCGGACGGGCATTGATCCCGGTAGGCTTCCACCACTGGTGCCAGAGCGTCGCGATCTTGATCGGGACCGAGGCCACGATGAACGCATTGCCGTCCACGATGCGGATAAACCCGGAGCCGGTCAGCTTGGCGAGCTTCGAGCCGATGCGGCCCAAGAGCGTGACACCCTCGCCGTTCCGATCGTTGATCGGGTCGGTGAAGCCGTTGGGCAGCGTGTAGCCGCAGCTCGCCGACGACCGCAGCGCGTTGCTGTCGGCGCAGCGAGACGCGGGGCTGCCGGTGACACTCGCCGGGGTCGTGCCGAGGCACTCGTCCGTCGCGCAAAGCGTGGTGTCCGCGCAGGCTTGCGACAGCGCGGAAAGGGTCGGCAGCTCCGGGTTTACCGGAGCCACCGCTGCGGGCGTGGTGCAGTTGCAGCTCATGAGGTGGGATTATTGAAGGCGAATCCAAGTGCCGGTGCCTGCGGTGCTGACGCACTGCCAAGCATAGGTGGTGTCGGCGGCAACCAAGGTCAGCGCGGCACCATTGATCGTGCCCCCGCCAGAAACGGTGACCGTGAAAGCCGTAGAGCCGATGGCTTCGGTGGAATGGAGCCGGACGATCTGCCCCGCACGGCTGGTGGCCGCAGTCGGGAGGACGAACGCGCCATTGGCCAAAGCGCCTGCGGGGGTCAGGTAGTGGGTCTGATCGGTGTAGCGAGCCGCCGTGATCGTGAAACCTGTGGTTGGTGTGACTGCAACTATGACGGGGAAGAGTGCAAGGGTTCCATCGGCGTCGGATGCCAAAACGATTCGGTTCCCTGATATGGTATTGAATGCCCGCAGCTTGAAAGAGAAACTAGCTCCGCTGTCGAACAGGGAATACTCGTAAGACGATTTAAGCTCACCGCTCAGACCAAACTTTGCAACCAACCCGTCATCATTTGACGCATTCCCACCGAGACTTCCATCGATAACGGCACCCGAACTCGTTACCATTGGCCGGAGCTTCCAAGTGAGGTTGTTGGTGCTGCCGTCCGGGTTTGTCACACCGTAGTTGTCAGGGCGGATCGTGGTCGGGGAACTCTCGGCGTCGGTACCGGCAACCAGCTCCATACCGTAGGCGTAGCCCGCATTTTCAACGATCTCGAAACGTCCGATGTCATGGGTCGTGGTGACCGCAAGGCCGTCGAGCTTGGTGGCTCCGCCGCCGGTAAGACCGACGATTGCGGGGTCGTGCCGAATCGAGTTCAGGACGGTCGTGATCTCGCGCCATGTGCTAGGCGAGGTATCGATGGCTTCCCAAACGCGGGGACCGAACTGGGCGTGTTGACCGACCCGTTGGGCGACGGTTCCGGCCACGGTAGCGATACCGGTTTGCGTGGCGGTGCTGGTGCCGTCGGGAGTGACCCCGGTGGCCGTGCCGTTGGCGATGGCCAGGTTCAGCGTGCCGTCGTTGGCCGCTTCGACGAGCCGGGTCAGCGCGAAGTCCGCGCCGATGTTGTCCGCCTCGAACCGGGCCGCGACGGCTGCGTTGCCCGAGAGCGCGGCAACCGCCTTGGCAGCAACTGCCGAAGGGATGTCCCCGGCGTCCACGTTGAATGAGATGGCCAGAGGTGAGCCAGTCAGGCCCGCATTGGTGACCGTGAGGGTCATCGAGCCGCCGGTGGCAACCGTGCCAATGACCGTCTGGGTCGTGATTTGCTTGCGCCCAGCGGTGCCGTTGGATGGCACGGCGGTGAGTTCGAGAACGTCCCAGGTGTCCAAGTCGTCCTGAACCTCGTCGATGTTGGTTTGCAGCGCGGTGTCGGCTGCGGTGCGGGCCGCGATTTCGTCGTCGAGCGCGTCGCGGAGCACCTCGCAGCAGGCGATGGCCGAAACATCGGTCACGTCGCACACGTTGAGCACGGTGGCCGCACCATCGAGGTCGTCGGCTTCATACTCAAAGGTGTAGGAGGTGCCTTCCACCACGCATCCGCCGGACACGAGGTTGACCCGAGTGATCGGGTTCTGCGCAATCCCATCCACGAACTCGGGGAACGCGGGGTTTGCGACTTGATTGAGGAAAAGCCGGACCTCGTCACCGGCCGCGATCTCCGCGCCTCCCGGTGAAACGAAAAGGGCTCCGGCGACTTGGAAATTGCGAAGTGTTTTCTTGGCCACGGCTTTGAAAGGGGAAGGGGGCGGGGTCGCTTGGACCCCGCCCCGGTTGATGGTTCAGACCATCCGATTAGGACAGGTCGCGGATGTCTACGGTCGCCACGGTGCAGGTGCCGAGCGTGTCGCCGACCGCAGCACTGATGGTGACGGTGAACCGATCCGCAGTCCCGGAGACGGCTTCGGTGAAGCCAGCGAGGATCGGAACGGTGATGTTCTTCGGAGCGTCGTCGCCAGCGTCCCACGCCAGGACACCGGTGGTGTCGAGGAAGTCGGAGTCGTTGGTGGTGACGTGTGCCGAGGTCCAGGTGACCTGAGCAGCCGCGCTGGTGTCGCCGGTGCGGGTGACCCGCAGGACGATGTTGTAGGCGTCGCCGAGGAACACCGAGTCGATGCTGCCGCAGGGCTCCAAGTTGAGGACTGCGGAGGTCGAGCTAGGCTCGACGCACTCGCCCTCATCGCCGGGAACCTTGCCGCACTGGGCGCACTCGGCGGTCTGGCAACCGGTGTCGTCGTGGCAAGCGTCGAAACGCTCCACGTTCGCCGGAGTGTTCGGACCCGCAGCGTAGTTGCGAGGAGCGACTTCAATGGCGTAGCCAGCGCGGCGACCGTGACGGTAGGCGATGAAGCCGGAGAACTCCGGGTAGATCGACTTGAACCGGAACTCGTGGCGAGCGACGAGCTTGAACTTGTCGTTGAAGTCGTTGCAACCGAGGTGAGCGCCGTCGATGACCTTGACCTGGTAGTTCACGCCTTCGTTGGCAGTGCCCACCGGCTTGAGCGGCTTCATCAAGCCGTAACGCTTGAAGGAGCGCGGGTCGATGTGCGGCATGAGGGTGCACATGTCGTAGCTCACGCCATCGACGGTGATCTCGTCCTGACGATACTGGTGGTTCACACCGGTCACGATGCCCCCTTCCTCGTCCTGCTTGTTGATCCAGGGGTAGACCCGGACGAAGTTGTAGACGGGGTTGCCGGACGCGATGGCGGTCTGCACGAAGTAGCCGCGGATCGGCTCATCGGTGAAGTAGCAGCGGATGCCACCGTAATCGGCGAACTGGCGTCCGCGCATGGCACTCTCTTCGTCCTTGAAGACCTCGGTGTTGTAGGTGGTGCCGGTGGGGTTGCGGGCGACCTGGTCGGCTTTGACCGCGTCCAACCAGTCATCCGTCGGCATTTCGACTTCGAGCATCCAAGCCTCACCGACTTCCATGCCGCGGCCCTTCATTTCGGCCTTGATGTGATCCTTGTAGTCCTGGAGGAAGTGGATCGAGATGCGCTTGGTGGGAGGAGCTTGCCAGCCACCGGTGGTGACGTTGAACTGGTTGGCACCGAGCACCGAGGCGTTCGACTCCGACTTCTGGATGACGAGGTTCAGCAGGTTGTCGCTGAAGTTGTCCAAGCCCCACATGGAGAACTGGTTCTTAAATCCAGTGAAGAAACCAGTGATGTGCTCCTTGCCGAGGCCGTCGAGTTCGCGGGCGCACTTGATCGGGGTGGTGAGATCGAGGCCGTAGTCAACCGTGCCGCGGCGGCGGAAGCCCTGGGCGAAGTCGATCTCGCACTGCCCGTGGCAGGCGTTGTCGGCGATGTCGTTGATCGGGGCGCTGAAGAGACCGGACGCTCCGTTCTCCTTGCGACCCCTCATCGCACCGGCGACCAAGGACCCACGCGGGTCCCCCTGCGCCTCCCCCTGCGCCTTGTAAGTAAGTTCGTTGTATGCACGGGAAGCCTGGCGGGCCTCACCGTAGATGATGGTGTCGTTGTTGTCGTGGCGATCGACGACCCCACCGTCGGGGATCATGCGGAGGGCCATGCGATCGGATTTCACGATCTTTTCGCGGACGATGTCCGTCACGATGTCGGCCTCTTCGTGGAGGGCGGCTTTGATTTTGTCAGGATTGCAGGTGCTCATAGAGGTGTGTTGCTGATGCTGGAACGAAGGACACGAATGTCCGGCTTCCCCAAACGATCAGCGAGCCACCAAAGATCCACTCTGCTTGGTCCTGCAATGGCGGGGCACCACGTCCGCCGGTAGGTTGCTGCAAGAATTGAGAGCTGCGGGTTGGGAAACCCGCTAGGCTGCGAAGATGCAGCCACAAAGCGGGTTTCCCGTCAAGCCCGTTTACGTATCGTCGTATCTGTCGCCGAACAGCTCGGTGAGAACCGAGTTCCTGCGAGCGCCCGCCACGGCAGGCTTTTTGTCGGGAGCCGGAGCCGGTTTGGTAGACCGAACCCGGCGCATGGCGTCGAACTCGTCCTCGTCGGCCTTGTTTTCCTGCTCGTATTTCGCCAGTTTCTTGACGACATCGGCAAAGACAGCCCGAGTTGCCAGTCCTTGAACCAGCAGGGGGATTAGCTTTCTGCGCTTCTCTGCCACGAGCTTCTGGCGATCGGCGTAGAATGTCTTCAGATCGGTACCATTGGCTTTGAGCTTGTCGGCTTCTTCCGGCGTCAGCGCCCTGGGGCCGAGGATGACTTCCAGCACGTCGGCCTTGGCTTTTTCCACCCGGCGGCGGGCTTCCGGCGTTTCCTTGACCATGCGGGCCACGACCGACGAAACGCTGTGCGGGTCAGCGGCGATCACGTCATCCGGGAGATCCCCGATGGCATCGAGAACCGGCTGGAACTCGGCCACGGCGGTTTGATATTCGCGGGTGCCGACGGCGAGCTGTCCGGTTTTCGATCGGGACTTGAGCCCTTCAGCCAGTTCGATCGCCTTGCGGGTTTCCGGGACGGCCCGCTCGATGACCGCCAGAGCCTTGTCGGCGATGATGTCGGCTTTGGCTTGCTCGGTGTAATCGAGATCCTCGTAATCGTCCTCGAAACCGCCGACTTCCTTGATGATCTGCTTGCGGAGTCCTGCGATGGCGGCGTCAAACTCCTCCCCTTCGAGCGGGTCGGCGTCCATGAAGCTGTTGATGTAGACCCCGAAATTGTCGCGGAAAACCTTCGGATCGCGGACGCCGAGCATCGCGGCTCCGCGCTTCACGTCGTTGAGGACCTTGTCGCGCAGAGTCTTGACCTCGGGGAAGTCCCTGGGATCGACCTGCACCGACTCGATCTCCTCGCGGCGGGCCTTCTCGGTCTCCAGATCAGCCTTGAGCCGGTCAAGCTCCAGCTCGTATTCGGTGACCTTGGCCTCGGCGAGCTTGGCGCGGCGACCATTCTCCTTGGCCATCTTGCGGGCGACTGTCTCGTTTTCCGGTTCCGGCTCGGCATCGGCTTCCGTGGGCTTCTTGACCACCGGGGCCTCGTAGTCCTCCTCGGAGTCGTCGTCCGGCAAGATGTCTGGCTCCGGTGTCGTGGACTCCTGCTTCGCAGGTTCCTGTTTATCGGGCTCCTGTTTTTCCGGCTCCTGCTTCACGGGCTCATCATCTCCGAAGAGGCTGGCCAGATTGTTTTCGTGTCGGGCTTCGTGCCCAGGTTCGATCTTTTCGATGGGTGGCATTTAGGTGGTAGTTGGAGGCTTGGCTGACTGCTCGGACTTCATCACGGCGCGGCCCTTTGTGGTGAAAAGGAAGAACGCATCCCGGACAAGCTGGAGAGCCAGCAAGGTCGGGCCGCAGTTATCGCGGTTCTCCGGCGTGACGTGATCCAACTGGATCTGCGCCAAAACCAGGTCGATCTCCGGGGCGACGGCGTCGAGCTTCTTGCAGAGGCTCGTATCACCAACGAGTTGTGAAACCCCAGCGGTGATGGGGAGTGCCGGTCGGCGTGTTAATTGCATCATTGTTGCGCTGATTGTCCAGAGACAGCCTGCGTTTCGATCCGCTTGTTGTCAAGCTGGAGCCTCTGGGACTCCCCGACCTCGCGGGCGTATTGACTGCGCTGCGAGAGCTTATTCCGCGCCTCACGGCTCGCCCAGAGACGCTGGGTGTCCTCGATCTTGAGCCCCAGGGCCTGCGCCTTGAGCTGGAGATCCGCGGTCTTAAGTTCAACCTCGGCCTGCTCCCGAGCCGTGAGCTGACCCTGTTCGGAACCGAGGCGCTCCTCGACCTCTTGCACGACCGACTGCGCGGACGCGACAATGTTCTGGTAATCCTTGAGGAACGACTTGGCTTCCGGATTGGTCAGCGGGTTGCTCATCAGAACCTGAAGATGCTCGCCGGTGTGCTCGGCCAGACCGGCAAACTGAAGCACGTCGAGCTTGTCCCACGGCCGCATCTGGGCCATCGCGACCATCGCCTGCATGTCCACCAAATGGACCGGGATGTGATCCTGGTGGATGTCGTCGGGCGCGATCGGGATCGTCTGACCGAGGGCGGCACGGCGCTCGATCGTGGAATACTCGTTTTCGGCGGTGATCTTCTGGGCGTTTAGGATCGCCTGCGGCACCTTGACTAGATACTCGGCAAGGTCCGGGTCTTGAGTCCGCAGCGCGGTGGCCTGCTGAACCACCAATGGCCGGGTGGCCGGGGCGTAGTTCATGATGTTGTTCATGAGCCAATCCGCCGTCTCGACCCGCTGCTGGGAGTCGCCGTTCCCGATCACCCGTTTGGCCCGGACCCGGATGTATTGGAACCGGTTGTGCTCGCGTTTCGCGAGTTCCTTGTAGGGGATGTCGTAGCGATCGAGGTAGGCACGGACCCACATCGTCTCGTGATAGCCTTCGGTGCCGGGCTTCACGTCGCCCGCCAGCAGTCGCCAAACCAGCGTCTCCAAGATGGACTCCAGGTGGTTGTAGCTCTCGGCCAGCCGGTTCCCGATAAGCTGCGAGGAGTTTTCCTGCCGCTCAAGGGCCTGCTGCCGCAGCTCGCCACCGCGGCCGGAGTTCGCCACCGAGGATGATGCGAGGCCAGCAGCGTTCTGCCGAAGCAGCGAAAACGGGGTCATCAAACCTTGGGAGTTGCCCCTGAACTCCATCTCGGACACACCTGCGGGGGCATACATGTCCTCGACGATGTTCCACCGGGCGACATCGTCTGGGTTTGCGTCACCGATCTGGATCTTTGGCTTGGCCCGGATCTTGTCGCCTTCAAGAGTGAGATTGATGAGATCCTCCAGCTCCAGTGCCGACGGGTAGATCAGCTCCGCGATGCCGCGGCAGGTGTCGAGGGTCTTCACGCCGCCAATCTCGGAGTCCACAAACACCATGTGGAGCCAGTCGGTCGCGCTCGGGTATGCTTTCTCGACATAGTCGATGATCCTGGCCGATGCACGCCGTTGGTTGTCTTCGCGGTCACCCCGCTCGGTAGTTGCGGTGCCGTCAATGCCGTCGGTGAAGAGAGTCCGGCTGACATACTGGTTTCCCTTGTCGTCGTATTTGACCTCGAAGTAGTCCCATGCGGAGACCGTTGTGGATCGCTCGGACTTGCCATCGCGGACGGCCTCGGTGACCTCGAAACCGTGGGAGCTTCCTTGGTCCTTGCGGTTGTCGCGGACCTGCTCCTCCAGAATCTCAATGAGGTGCTCGACGTTCTCCCGGACAATGTAGCGGCTCTGGCCCGCGCCGATTGCCGCCAGCATGTGCCTGAGATCGTGAATCGAAAGCTCTTTCGGGTCGAATGCGTAGGAGACGTGCTCGGCGTCAAGCGGGGTCGCTTTCGGGAAAAACATGTCGGCACGGATTTCGGGAAGCCAACCGTAGCGAGGATTGTTGGTCACCGGAGTTCCACCAGCGATGGTGATTTCACCGCCGACTTTTCGCCACAAATTTGCGAACTTGCCTTTGAAGTGGATGGCACCGCGGTTGATTGCCTCCGAGATCCGGATACTGGTCTGGTAGTCCTTCTCGGCGTTGTCGGTGTCCACGATGACCTCGACGAGAGCATTGGTCGTGGTCACCATCGAGGTAATCTGCGACTCGATCTGGAGCATGTCGCGGTGTGAGAGACCGAAGTTGGTGATCTCCGTGCGGCCGAGTTTTTCGGCCTCATCGTCGGTCATCAACCGCTGCATGTTTGTGAACTTGCGGATGATGTCGAGCCGCTCGCGCCTGGTCTTCACGCCATCCCACGCATCGTCCTTGGCGCGGACCAGATCGTCCGCCGTCTCGAAGTATTCAGATTTGAATTTCATGTCCAGTGGTTCGCGGTGGCAGCTTGTTCAAAGGTCAGTTCCGGCACGCCCTTCCGGGTGTTCGCTCCATTCATCACCCGCCACAGCCAGTCACGGGCTTCGGCCTGGGTGTAGCGGGGGCGGTTGCGGAGATCGGCGATCGCGGCCCCGAAGTGAATGAAGCACTCCGCGCAGCCGGTCGAGGGGTTGAGATTCGGGTCGAGCCACTTCCGCAGCTCGGATGCCAGCATGAGCAGGGTGCCGAACTCATAGGTGTCCAGCGCCAGATACATCTGGAGCATCCCCCAGCCCTTGCGCCCCCAGACGGCGGGACCGATCTGCGGGCGGGCGCGGGTGGGTGCGTGCTCGGGCGGAACGGCGGAGCCGGATGCGGCGGTCATCAGGTCGCTCAGACGCACCACCTGATACTTCTCGGTGGCCCTGTTGAGCCACTGGATGTTCAGGTTGAGCCAGAGATCGAGATCGGAAAATAGCAGCCCGTTGAGCTGAAGCAGCCTGACCACTTCGTCGTGGACCGCTTGCCCGTTCGGGCCGTCGGCCTCGATGTGCTGGCCATTGACCAGCAGCGAGACCCGCCAGCCGCCGGTTGGCTTCCGCCCCGATGGAACGAGAGTTTTGCTGATCTGGTAGCGCACGCCATCGCGCCCGACGACGCTCGCCGCGGTCGCGCTGTAGACCATCGCGGCTGCTGGAGCCGCTGTCGCAGATTTGTTGCAGGTGTCGCAAGCCATGTCAGACGCGCTTCACTATCCTTTTTTTGCCCAGACCGCGAGACGTAATTTCGTCCCACACGCTCCGGCCTCCGTTGGCCGACTTCTGGCCGACGACGCTCTGCCGGAACCCGCGCTTCAGGGCTACGCCGGTCAGCCCCATGAGAACGTCCCGGTGGTCCGGCGAGACCTGCTGCCAGCGGGCCTTGTATTCGCGCTTGCCCTCCGCGACATACTTGCGGTTGACCGTCTGGTAAAGGGTTCGCGAGAGCTGCGTGGTGGCTGTCTCGATGAAGCTGCCGCCGCGGACCTGCCGGGTGAGGAACAGGTCGGCGGAAAGGAACGCCAGCTCGGTGCAGCGGTTCTTGCAGCACTCGTCGGAGGTCTTCTTGATGTTCTGGATCATGTGCCCCTCCGGCCCTTGGTTGTAGTCGAAGGCGAGGCAGTTGAACCCCATGATCTTGTTGATCGAGCTGACGATGTCCGGACGCATCGAGAAGTCGTAGCCAAAGTTGGCAAACGGGACGTTGTTGGCAAGGCACAGCTCCCGGCACTGGATGGCGATCTGGTCCTCGTAACTGATCTCCGCGCCCGCGGTGTAGTCCGAGATGTCCATTCCGCAGGCTTTCATGCGATCCGGCCAATAGTTGTCGTCCCCAGGGAACCATGCCCCTTTGACCAGCTTCAGGGACCGGAAGTGCTCCTTGAACACGAAAAGCTCCTGAAGCTCCTGCTTGCCCTCGCCGTCGGTGACGTAGGCTTGCCCGATCTCGGCCCAGCCGAAGACCGCCTTGTCCCGGCCGCCGAACGCCGGGTCGCAGAATGCCACGCGACCGGTGACCCGGACCATGCTGAAAAACGTGTCCTTGTGCCGGGAGGCACTCAGCTTGGCGCGGGACAACACGGAGTTCGTCTCGTCGCCGCGGACGGGGAACGATCGGACCTGCGAGTAGTAGTCCGGCGACTGCACGCCGTAGTCGTCGCGCATCCGCTGAAGGTTCTCCATCTTGAAGAGCTTCGGGTAGATGGTCCGATTGGCCAGCACGTTCGGGCTCCGGTGGCCATCGAAACGCAGCGTGATCGAGGATTTCGAGCTGTGCCACCACACGTCGAACTCGATGTCGAGGTCGTCGAACGATGACGGGCCGCCGAACAGTCCGACCGGCTGGGTGAGCCGCCCGCCCATGTCCTCTTCGTCCTTGAAGTTCTGGGAGGTGATGGCAAAGAACTGGTCCTGCGAGACCAGATTGTTAAGCATGGTCTCGAACGATGGATTCTCGATTTCGTTGACCTCGTCCACGAGCAGGAGCATGACCCCTCGGGTCGGGTCCTTGCCGCGGCCCTTGGACCCCTTGAACTTGCCGACGTGCTTGACGTTCCGCAGGACGATCGTCCCGGCTTTCGGGATACCCGGCACGAGGTCGAGCTGCCGGTTGGCGTATTTCTTCCCCCATGGGAACAGCCACGTCGCGTCCTCGTAGCCCTTGCCGGTGTCGTTCGGGTGGTGCTCGCAGAGCTGATCCCACAGCTCCTCCACGTCGCCCCAGACCGTCGAATCGGCGGCGTTATCGAACGGGTTGGCGACGAAGACCGCCGAGTATTCGGGGTCGATAATCATGATTGCAAACGCGATGCGAATCGCGCCTGCCGACTTCCCCGAGTTCTGGCTCCCGATCAGGTGCTGCAACTTCTTGTTCCCTCCGCCGATGCCCATGCAGAACAGCATGACTGCATCGGCCAAGGACGGCGTAATGTCGGTGTCCGGGAATGCCAGCTTGATGAGCGAGAGCATGTGCCGGAAGTAGGGCTTTCCCCACTTGCTCGTCCCGCCCCAGTTCGGCCGCTTGGCGTCGAACAGGATCTTCTTCTCGATGCCGATTCGGTGCTTCGCCAGCTCCTGCGGCGTCGCATCGATGGGCTCAGGCCCGCCGTATTCCGGCTCGTCGTAGTAGTCGTGGAAATCCAGCAGACGCATCGTGATGGCGTCCGCGTCCAACAAAGGGTCGGACCAGTTCAAAAGGTCGTGGTTGAGCACGACCCCGGCGAACGGGTCCGACCTTGGAGCTGCTTCGATCACGCCTTGGCGAGTTCAGCCATCTCGATGAGACGGGCGGCCGTGGTGCCGTGCAAGGCGCGGCCGGGGCTTCCGGCACGGAGTTCGATCAGGTCCACCGTCACGGTTTCACCTTTGACGATGATGGTCACCAGATCCTTCAGGCGGGGTTCTTCGAGAACCACGGTGCCGTTCTTGGAAGCGATCACTTCCAGCGCGGCGACGGTGCCGTCCGGGCGGCGGAGGCAGTAGGTGGCCGCAGCCGGAGCAGCGGCGGGCGGGGCGGCTTTCGCGACCTTTTTGGCGGCCTTCTTCGCCGGTGCGGCGGGCTCGGGTTCCGAGTCGCCGTAGATGTCCGGCCAGCGGGCCTTCAGTGCCTCGACGTAGGCGTCCACTTCCTCGACATCGTCGGGGTCAGCGCCAATCTGCTTGGCAACGTCGATCTGTTCGGGCGATCCGCCTTTGACGAGGTAATCGTGCAAGGCGACCAATTTCTCTTCTTCGATTTTCATGGTGTGGTTTGAGGTTTGCTGGCTCCGGGTTGCAATTCAACCAGGGGACGGCGCACCCGACCCTGTCAGGCTTTACTACCTGCCCTGTAACTCCCCCAGAGCCAGCGCAGGCACTCTGCCTTCAGAGGATCGGTCCTTCAAGGAGGATATACGGGAATGTCTTTTGCCCTGCCGCCTTCAGCTCCTTGGTCAGCAGCGCGTGGAAGGCGTCCCACTGCGCAGGTGGCACCGTCTGGCATCCTTTGCTCGACGTGGTGGTCCTGCCGCCGCGATGGATATTCATCGCCACTCCCGGCCACGGCGCAGCGACGCCGTCACGAGTGACCGGCAGCTCTTCGTTCTTGGTAGCGGGCCGGAACGCTGGGTATCCGCCGCCGGGGCGGGAGATGCCGTGATTGCCGGGGCGGTAGAGGTGGACACCGGGGACGAGCGTTGCGATGCCTTTGTGGGAGACCGATGGGTCGGTGTTCCCATTGAAGGCGGCGAAGGTTTCCGGCCCGACGATGAACAGCGCGTCGTCGTAGAGTCCCCGCCCCTTCCCACCTGGGTCGAACGAGTCCGTGTAGTAATCGCGGACTCCGACAAGGTAGACGACCGGAAGCTCCTTCGCGGCTTTCTTCGCGAGGCGCTCGATCAAAGCGCGGGTAGCGCGTGGGCGGGATGCTGGAATCATGGGATGAAGGAAAAGGAGCGCGGCCGATTTCGCAGCCACGCTCCTGGGTCGGATCACTTCTTCTTGGCCATCTTCGTAGCCATCTTCTTGGCGACCTTTTTGGCGGCCATCTTTTTGCCGTATCCGGCCATCTTGCTGTTTTTCATGGGGAAGGGGGTTCTCACCATTTCACTTTATCCGCCCAGAAGGCCGCGGACATCTTGCCTTTGGAGATATTCCCGGCGTGACGAGCCTTGAACGCTTGGTTCCGCTTGCTCCCGTCGGGCGAGCCGCTGACGCCCTGCTGGCCGAAGCGGATCGTCTTCACCTGGTCGCCCGACTTGGCCACGACGACGTGGCTTTTGGTCGGGTGGCTCGGAGTCTTCTTCGGCTTGTTGTAGCCGGAAACACCTGCGCGGGTGAGTCGGGAATCCTTTTTCACGGGTTACTTCTGGTTGAAGAGTTCGATCGCCTTGGTGGCTTGTGCAGCATCGATGCTGAACGACTTCGCACCGTCCGGGGAAACGGACAGCGAGCAGCTTGAAAGCGCGAACACGAGCAAGGCGGCGAGGAGAATCCAAATGGAGCTGGTTTTCATGGGATTGGCGGGTTTGGAGATTATTTCGGGGATTCGATGAAAGCCCTTCGGTGGGCCTCGTCGATGGTGTCCTGCATACTCCTGAGCTGGGAGGTAAAGGCGTCCATTGCTTGGATGTTGGCTTGGTAGGCAGCTAGGAGGAGCTGCTGGTCTTCACGCTGGTGGGTGTAGACGACACTCGTTGCCCATCCGCAGACCACGGCAATGACGGCCCAAGGGCCGAGCTTAACCGTGACCCATGCGAGGATGCCAGGCCATGATTTCGGGAGATCCACGTAACTGGGGCTGTCACGCTGGGCGGCGTTGTATAGGTCGTCTTTGCTCACGGTTTCGGTTGATTGCGGGTGAAGTAGATCACGATCCCGCCAGCAATGGCGGCGATGGCCGATCCCCATGCGGAAATCAAAAGCTCGGGCTGGAACATCGTGGTGGCGCTGGTATCGGTGGCGTCGGCAAGTTCGGCAATGGTCAGGTTCCATGCAGGACCAATGGACGCGCTGATGATCAGCAGAACGGCGAGGATGACGGCGTTGTCTTTCATGTCGGATTGGGTCAGAAGGCTATCGTCCAAAGGACGTAGGCGGCTAGAAAGGCGAGGGTAAGGATGGTTTTCATGGCCAAGTGGCGATGGCCACGCGCTTCCATGTGTTGGTCGCGGTGCAAACGTAGATGTAGTTTGCGTCCCATGTGATAGTCCCCGCGCTCCCAGCAGCAGCTGCGCTTGCTGGTGTCTGTGTCGGAATAACTAGCAGTCCAGACGGAAGCAAGTTGCCCGTGAAAGCCCAATTTATATCAACCGGATTTGAAGGGTCGGCTTCAAATTGAACGCTGTATTCCGCAGCGGTGATGTAAACCGCCCTGCCTCCCGGCCCCATGCGAAGCATGAGCGCGTCGGACTGCCTGTAAAGTTCGCGAGACAGCATTTCACCGACAAAAGCCATTTTGTATCGGTCTCCCGAGTCGGTTGGATGAATTTCATCACCCGAAGCCATAAACCCGAGGGACTGAGCCGTGTCCCAATCCCTCCAGCGTGGGTAAAGGTCGAGAACGTTTTGGTCCTGCCGCTCCGCCCATGCGATCATCGCTTGACGGATCAAAAGCGCGTATTCACCGTTTGAATACGTCGCGTTAATTGCCGATGCCGATGGTCCCATAGGGCCGGGAGTCAAAAATACCCAATCTGCGACAATGGCGGCGTCCACGACGGTCTTCACATCGTCGAAGATGTCTCCGGTGTCCCAACATGTAATCGGGTCCGACCACGAACTCAAGATCATGTTGACCTGCATCGCAGCAAGCGGCGTGCTGATCGACGTGGGTGCCACAAGCGCGTTGGTGACGGGAGTGAGAGCTAGACCAGAAAGCCATGCGTCGATAATGACAAACCCGCCTTGACCTGCGAAGTTCTCGGTATCCCCATACCACGCACCACAACCAATGATTTTAGCTGACTGCCCACCCGTGGTAACAACGCGCACGCGGGTGTTGGTGAGGGTGTTAGCTAGGTTGAACTCAAACCACTCAACATTCGACGCTGCAACCGAGGTGTCGATAGCAGACCCGGCATTCAACCACGAAGAGCCGTTGTTTTGGGAATACTGAAGCTGGAACGTGTTCGCAGCCGACGCGCCTTTGTGATACAAGACACCGACTCGGTTGGCTTTGGTGCCGACCGTTGCACCGCTGGGAGGGGTCCATTCCACCGTAGATGACGCAGCCACCGCTCGGTAAGCATTGTGCAACCACACCCCGTCCGACGCGAGCGGTGCTGATCCAGCAACAATCGTGGCGCGGTCGGGACGCATCAGCTTGTAACCATTGAACCGCATATTGGGGAGCAACTCATTAAAGTCGATACCTTCCATGAGGCTATCACCCCACAGTAGCACATTGAGAGGCGGACGGGCGGTGGCAACGCGACCCTCTTTCCAACTCCGGCAGATAGAAAGCGGGAGACGGGAGAGTCCGGCGAACGAGTCGCCGATGTCGATGGTGTCCCGAAACGCCCCCGCATCCGTGACTCCCGTGCCGTCGCCGGAGACGCCGCCGCGAACAAACCCTTTACCTTGGAGGAAACTCATGGTGGATCAGTGTTGGAGTGCGATGCGGATGTTCGCGGTGGTAGCGGTCGTGATGCGGGCCTTGTAGCTTGGCACGCTGACCTCTTCACCCGGCGTGGAGATGACCTGGGTGGCTCCGAACGTCTTGGTGTTCGGGTCGAACCAAGCCAAAGCCAGCTCCGCGCTGGTCTGAATAAACACCGTTCTGCCCACGGGCATGTTCGGCACGTCCTTGGATGCGGTGACAAGTCCTTCGTCGATGAGCAGGCTCATGCCCGCTGTCTATCCGATCGGAAGACCCGTGGCAACAGGAAAAGGCCGCGCCGAGGGGGAGCTCGGCGCGACCTCTAACCCAATGAACGGGCAAGCAACTTACCAAGATGCTTGCGACCAACCATGACCGTCGCTTCGTCACCGACCTTTTCCCGAAGCTCCGCGACGGTCATCGGCACCAGGACGGTGTCGCGTTTTCCGCCGCGCTTTTTAGGCTCCGGTTTCGGGAGGTTGACTTTGAGGACGGCCATTGACGGCGTGATAATCGACCGATTATCTCACCGGTCAAGGAGAATCACCCAGCCGGACAGCGATCAGACCGGCGAATAGCGGGGTCAGATCCACCGACCCACCGTGACCGTGCCAGATGCCCATCTTGACGTGTCCGTCGGTCCCTGCCACGCTCGCCACGTCGATGATCGCCGTGCCGCCCATGAAGTGCCGGTCAGACGAAGTTCCGAGCTTGGTAGCCGCCTGCCCGGAAGCAACCACGGTGCTGTTGACTATCACCCCGCCATACACCTGGACGTTGTTGGTGCCCGCCGCGACGGTCATGGACCAGTCCACCTTGTAGCGGCCGGTGCGGGTGATCTCGACACGGTTGTTGACCTTGTTCGGGGTGCAGTCGTTGGACGCGTCATTGAACCCCTTGGCCGTGTTGAACGCGGTGACGACCTGCGCGGTCGTGCCGTTCGGAACCGTCTGAGCCGTGACGCCATCGTCCACCCCGATCCCGGCGTAGCTGGACGGGTGCGGGTCGAACGGTGAGGCGATGTGGGCCGCGATGTCGGCGGCGATCGGGTCGAGGGCGTCGAACGCCGCCTCGAAGGTGGTCGTCTGCACCGCGGTTGTCAGCATCGCGAGATAGGCATCGCTGAAGTCGTTCTTGGACAGCCCCTTGCCCGCGACCTTGTCCACCTTGCCGCTCAGGTCCACACCCGGCTGCCAGACGCCGTTGGTCGAGTCCCAGTGGTAGACCTTCAGGTCGGTGCCGAGAACCTGGACATGGGCATAGTCGCCCGCGTTGCCCGCCGGAACCGCAGCCTGGAGGTTCGCCAGCGTTGTGTAAGACCCACGGTATGTCGCAGTGCCCAGGGCGTCGAGCTTGGCCTTGAGCGCCGTCGTGAAGTCCTGCTCGGACAGACCCTTGCCTGCCACGGTGTTCTGCTTCCCGGCAAGCCCTGACGCTAGCGCGGCCGCGGTAGCCAGCGCCGAGAGCAGCACGTTCGAGTTCTTGAGCACGTTGCCCGTGGTGCCATTGAACAGGGCAATGGCGTCTGCCGTGGCGCTGCCAGGACCGGTCATGCTGCCGGGCGTGCCTGCTGCGCCTGCTGGACCTGCGGGTCCGTTGTTGCGGACTACCGTTCGGGTGGCTCCACTGTTCTCGATGCGGATGGTGCGGGTGCTGCTCACGGCTCGGGTTCAGGCTCGGGTTCAGGCTCGGGTTCAGGCTCGGGCTCAGGCTCGGGCTCAGGCTGCGGGATGTCGGTCGCGACGAAAGCGCCGTTGATGACCTCCAACGTGCGGCCCTGCGCTGCGAGCTTGTCGGCCACGCTTCGGGTATCGACGCGTCCGATTGATCCATCAGGCGCACCTGTAGCCGACTCGCTGCTGGCAGCCGCTAGGTTAAGCGCGTCGCCGGTGATGCCGTGAGCCTCAAACTCGGCAAGCCGCTGTTGCAGCGGGCGGGCGTTAAGCCACTCATTGATCTCGGTAGTCGTCAGATCCAACACGTGGCCGACGATGCGGTTGGCGAGGTGGATCGCGTTGCGGAGGTGGCAGGCAAGAGCGACTGCATCCGAGGAGATGGCGGCGGTGACGGATTCGGTAGGGGTGAGTAGGGACATAATTTTAGTCGGCTTGACCTGATAGATATTGGACGGATACATAAACAGCTCCGGCGGTGAAGTTGCTGCCGTTTGCGGTCAGGATGAGAGATGTGGCGGCGGGGAAGCACTCAACGGTTCCGCTCGTCCAGTTGCGGTTGTCGGATGTGGTTGCCAAAGCAATCGCGACTGCCGCGCCGAAACGGTCGGGGTCTGCTGCGGTCCCGATCTGGAACGATGTCGCGCCCGTTATGGCTGTCGTCACCTTGCAAGTAACCCCGACGACTACAGCGCCCGCCGGGATGATGTTGGTGAGCGTAACGCTCGCACCCGACATTGCAGTGGCAGTTGCGCGTGCTGTCGCAATTGCGAGACGGTGGTAGTCGGTCGCACTAGTGTAGGTGTCGTAGAACCGCGAGGTTTGCGCTGCGGTGCCGTTGCGCTGGGCTAGGGTGTTGGCGGCTCCGTCGCGGAGAATCTGTAAATCAAGAGCGCCTGTGGCATCTGCAGAAGCCGAAAAACCCAAATATCCAGTGTTTGAAATCCCGAGTCTGCCGCCAGCCTGCAAGAACACCCCTGTAGAAGAAGATGTAATGCTGGCAAAATTCGATCCGCTAGAAGATGCGTTAATGGATGCGCATGTGAGCAACCCATCTTTTCTGAATTTAGCCTGACTGACCCCACCCACCTGCAAGTCCATCAGCAGCGATGCAGGATCGCTATTGCTGTCGGTAACGTTGATATTAAAACCCGTGAAGATGGATGCGATTGAATTCCAAGTTTGAGTTGAGGTGATTGTTCCCCCTGTTGTGGCCGCACCACCTCCGTTTCGTCTTACCGTAAATCCGTTAGCTAACGTTACATTCTGATTACCCTCAGTCGCAATACTCAACGAATTACCTGCACATGTAAAACTGCACGGATTAGCATCACCGCCGTTAATAATGATTTGAGCAGTAGTCGCCCCCGAGTTTTTAACCACTTTGAACCGACTGATGCCATTTTGCTTTACGTCAAAAAATGCCGATCCGTTTGCAGAATTTGTTGTCGTGATGTCCACTACTTGCGCTGCAAACGTAACGCCAGCTGCATTCCACGTCTGGGTGAGCGTCAGCGGCTGCGACGTGGCGATGCTGCCGGTCGAGAATGTCGCGTTGCCGAATGTGGGCGAGTCGGTGGTGCCGAGGCCCAGGGCGATGCGGTGATCCGATGCGCTGGTGCCGTTGTAAGTAAACGTGGCACCACCTGATGCTTCGTATGCATCGAAAAAAAGGCTAGTAGTCTCAACAGTGGTGAAACCGCCGTCTTGAAAATATGAGGGGCCAGTGACTGTCAGGCCGCTAAATGTCGGTGAGTCCCCCGTCCCCAGCCCCAGCGCCGTGCGGTGTGCCGACGCGATGCCCGTGCCGTAAACAAACGTGGTGCCGGTCGCAAGGTTCAGTGCCCCGGTGTTGGTCAGCCCCGCAAATGTCGGACCCGTAGCGAACACCAGCGCCCCGGTGCCGGTCTCGTCGGTGACCAACGCCCGAAGGTTGGTGCTGCTCGGCGTGGTGCTGAAGGTGTCGAAGCCCGCGGCTCGCGTGACCCCGGCCCAGCTCGTCAGGTCGGCGTCGAGCGGTTGCTTGCCGTTGAGCGCGGCTTGGAGACCGGTCACGTCGGCAATGACGTGGGTGTGCATGACTGCACCGCCGCCGCCGGGGACGAAGTCGTAGGTCGAGTTGGCCGGGTCGGTCGGGTTGTCCCGCACCGCGATTGGCTCGGGCTCCACGTAGACATAGTCATCGCCTGCTGCATCGGTGGCGACGATGTCCCACCAGTAGTCCCCGGTGGCGAGGCTGCGCGTGAAATCGCGCTCGTGACGGATGGCCACGGTGCCAGACGCTGGCACGGGGAAGGTGACGTTGAGGTTCGCCACCAGCTTGTTGCCGACCCGCGTGCGGATCTGGCTGCGGATCGTCCACCCGGTGTGGTTCGTCGGCACGTTGCCCGGATCGCCGTCTTTGACGTAGGTGTCAAAGATCGTGGCGTCGAAGGCCCAAGTGCGGTTGCGGACGATCGTGAGCATGGAAAGAGAAAGGGTTGCGGCGGCACGGGGAGGGCTCGTGCCGCCGCAGGAGTGGGTGGATTATGCCTCGGCGGTCCAGGTGCCTTGGTAGTTCACCACGTCCCAGGAGCCTTTGACGAGGCACACCAGTTCGACCGTGGCAGCCAGTGCCGTGGCAGAGATGTACTTGCCAGCGACAGCCTGAACGCCGGTGGACGGCAGGGCGACCGTCTCGGTCCCGTTCGGGTCAAGCCGTAGTGGCTGCGCGGCCTCGACGATCGCGGAGACCCGGAGACCCGGCTCGGCTTTCGGCAGGGCGAACACGGCAGCGGCAGCGGCACCGGTGTTGGCCACGTAGACGTGGCGGAGGGCTTGCTCGCGGGTGATGGTGCCGCCGGTGGCGGACACGATGACCGGAGCGATCTGGTTGGACTGGAGCCTGGTGAGCCAGGCGAGGATCGTTTTCATTGTTTCGATGTGGTTGCGGTTTGACGGACGCCTCCGCAGGAGTGCGGAGGGATGCGAAGGCAGTAGAGCCGAAGGGGTGCGGTTTGCCAAGCAGAAAGCCCCGGCCTTGATAGACCGGGGCTCTGCGTGGACCGAGAGATGGCTGCCCCGTTATCCGGGCACCCGTCGTTCCGGCTGGAAATCAGGCATCGGCGTCTTTCGCCGCTTTCTTCTTGGCCACCTTCTTCTTGGGCTTGGGCTCGGGCTCATCGAGGTCGGACGGCGCGGTCGAGAAGTGTGGCTCGGATTTCATCTCGTCGAGCAGCTCCTGATACTCGTCCACCACGAGCAGCAGCGGCTTCTCCGGCGCGGGCGGCTCATCGAACACGAGGTCTTCCGTCGGGACGGTCACCGAGATCTCCTTGGCGGCTCCTTGAACCACGCAGGCCCGGACGCCACGATTAACCACCTCGACCACCACGCCCGCTGCCAGGCCCATCTGTGCTGTCTTCAATGTTGCTTTCATGTTGTCAAAAATAGGTGGATGTGGAGGGAGTCGAACCCTCGTCCTGAACCGCTACCACCACAGCTTCTACACGCTTGTCCGGGATGACGCCCGGCACCATAGGGCGACCGTTTCGGGTCACCTCCACCATTCGGCTATTGGCAGCGCCGACGCTGTTTGCTTGCCCGGTTTGTTTCCCTGCGCGGAGCGGGCGCTGCGCAGGGCGTGTTCCCTCAAACGAGCGCGAGATTGCTGAAGCGGGCGAGGATCTCGTCAGCTTCAGCCAGGCTCGGCGCGTTGTCAGGGATCTGGTCATTGTTGCCAGTTGGTCTTTTGATCGGCTTTTTAGGAGGCCAACCGATCAACCTCCGCGTGCTACTGTAGTGGGTCGTGATCCAGTCGAAACCTTTACACACCCGAAACTTCCGGGAGATCCCTAACCGGAACCGGGATGTCGGTCAACTTCCCCGTCTCCCGGTCCATCCAGGACTCGCAAAGGACGACCCACCCGTCGGGGTAGTTCAAGACGACCCCGTAGTCGGGAGCGGTTCGGCCGCTGCGGCACCACCTCTGTCCCACGTAGACGAGATCCGGCTTGGCCGCCACCTCCGCCGGGGGCTCGGGTGGCGTGTTGCGGGCCAAGGTCTCGTTCTCGCTCTCCAACAACCGCACCCGGTTCCACATGGCGTGGTGATCGTCCTTCACCGCGGCGTTCTCTCGCACCAGCTCGCCGTTCTTGCAGACTTCCTTGTCATACCGCTCGCGCCAGGTCGTCACGTCCGCCAGTAGCTGCTCGATCCGCTTGGGCAACCGGTTCAAATGGGACTGAACCCCTGTCAGAACGTCAATTTCCATCGGGAGTCCGTCCGATCCGAGGACGCGATAGATGTCGTTTAGCACGTTGTAGCGGCACACATCGTAGTTGCCGTTGGTAACCAGCTTGCCTTGGAACGACTGGTTCTCGCGACGAAGCCGGTCGTTCTCGGAGACCAGCTCATCCCAAGTCCGGTTGACCTCGTTGGCCATCCGCAGCCGCTCCAGCAACCGATCGAACTGGGGGCGATAGTCATCATCCGCCGGAACCGGTAGCAGCTCGGCGATCCTTTTCTCCATCATCAAGCGGCGATCGACTTCTCCATTAAGGCTCTCGGATGCTCTCTTGAGGCGGGACTCCAGCTCCTTCTCGCGCTCGATGGCGCGGGCGGCGGTTTCCATCAGGTCGGCAGTTTGGCGCAGGTGCGCGGCGTGGTCATCGTGGTTCATGGTCGGTTGTTTTGTCGGTGGACGACCGCGTCGTAGCGGCCTTGTTCTGCGTTATAGGCGTGGTCGTAGGCTTTGGCGGATGCCAACCACTCCTCGGCGGCGGCGATGGCGGCATGTCGATTCCCGCGGCAGACCCCGTGCATGAAGGTTTCCACATTACCACTCGCGCTCCCCACAATCAGCAGCCCTTGGATGTTCGGGGCGATGTCGAGGACCTCGTCGGCCTTGGCCGCGATTATGAGCTGGGTTTCTTCCGGGGTGAGCATGTGCTAGTTGGCGCGATAATAGGGACGTTAATTGCTTCGTCAATAGCGAAGATAACTGGGGGTTCCTTGATGCCCCCTATGGGGGGTTCCTTGATGCCCCCTATGGGGGTCGGATATTCGCTGAGATCGAATTTCCAGGCTCTCCGCCTATCAGCAGCGCGGATTCGGAGGTCGCCAGCTTCCCCGCTTATCTGTAGCGCGGATTTGGGGGTCGCCAGCTTCTCCGCCTATCTGTAGCGCGGATTTGGGGGTTTAGCGGCTAGGAGCGAAAATGGTCTCAGTCTATCCCCACCGCTATCGGTCTCGGTCTCGCTGGCCAATCGCCTCGCCAAGCCCCCGCACCCCCTCGCCCCTCACTCCCGGGGGTCCCTTGACGCCCCCATGTCCCCCTCCCCCACCCTCCCAGTCCCAGAAAGCCCGCGCCGCTACCCTCCCGAACCCTAGAAACCGTGCCCACGCGCCCGGCCGGAGCCGATGGACACACCGAAACGCGGAATTGCCGAGCCCGCGCCGCCAGCCTCCCGAGCTGCCGGAGCCCCGGCCGATCCGGTGAGCCGGAGCCCCGGCCGATCCGGTGAGCTGCCGGCCGGTGAGCTGCCGGCCGGTGAGCTGCCGGCCGATGGACGCGCCGGCCGATGGACGCGCCGGCCGCCAGCCTCCCGAGCCGATGGACGCGCCGGCCGATGGACGCGCCGGCCGATGGACGCGCCGGCCGCCAGCCTCCCGAGCCGATGGACGCGCCGGCCGGTGAGCCGGTGAGCCGGTGAGCCCCGGCCGCTACCCTCACACCTCATCATCCCCGACCAGCTCGACAAGCGGAGCCGGGACACGCTTGGCGAATACGCCACCCGCCGACCCGCCGGAGCCGATGACCCGCGCCCCATCTGGCCCCGCCATCCCGGCCGCCTCCTCCGCCCTTAGTCGCAGCTTAGCGCGGCCGCTTGCCAGGGTTTTCTCGCGAGTCTCAGCCACGCTTTGCAGCGATTCAATACCCGCCATTTTAGCCCAGTGAGATTGAAGCTTGAGAAGGTGCAATTCCCCAGCTTTCCGACTTCCGTGAAGCCCGATAAATGATTGGACGAGCGAAAGCACCGCCTCCGCCGCTCCCGCGTCACTTTGCGATTTCGCGCACGCGTCCGCGATGCTCAAAAGCCGTTTTTCGAGGATAGGAAGTCGTTCTAATTCAACGATTTGCGCATCAATACATGAACGAATTTTCATGCAATCGGATTCATGCTTGGCCAGCGTTTCAGCGTTTAAGCGAAAAACTAGGCCGTTTTCGGCGCTATTTGCCGCCAATTTATCCGCCTCCGCCTCCCATGCCGCCAAATGCCGCCGGATAGTCTCCACCCGGCACCCCGCCAGCTTCGCCAGCCGATCCACATTCAGGACACGCTGGCCATCGCCAGAGCCGAACAAATACAGCCGCCGCGCCTCCCGGACCTCCGGGGTTTTCCCGTGCCTTGTAATCTCACCTAAGGACATAGGCCCGCACCATGCCGCAACCGGCCGCCGATGACAAGCGCCCAGGACGAGCACGACGCCACCGGCACCAGCACCAGCACCACCAGCACCACGCCACCACGCGACCACGCGACCAGGACGACCACGCCCGCCCGCCGTTCCCGCCCGCCCGGATCTTCGCCAAAATCGAAAATCTCGAAACCGCCCGTTTTTATCCGCTGGCAGACGATGAAAGATAGTGCCAGAAGATTAGGCCAGTCGGAACCCGCTGAAAATGAACCACTTGCACCAATCTCACCAGTTGAGTCGATCTTAGTGCCACCACTTAGTGCCAGGCTTTTCCCTATCTCAAAACATTGAAATTTCAACGACTTACGACTTGCCAACCTCCAATTTTATATCTTCTGGCCTAATCTTACCCATTTGCGACTACTACACAGGGGGGTAAAAATATTCCGACCCATGATTTTTTTCTACCCCCCGCCGGAGTTTTCGGAAAACCCGGCACGACGTGCCAGATATACAAATCGAATCCACAACCCCCTCATTCCCAACGCTTTACGTGCCCTTTGCATAACTGGCTCACAACTGGCACGCAACTCCCCGCCCTCCGCCTCCCCGTCACAAGTGACTCATTTCCAGGCACTTGCAGATGGACTAATCTGCTGGCCATATCTCTTATCAGATTCCAGCGAATAAAACCCCTCATTCGCTCAAAAAACATAAACCCGTAACCCGTTGAAAACCAAGTATGACACAATCAAATCGTTTCCCGCCGTCAAATTCACTTGCGTTTATCCGCTGAAATTCTACTTTCCCGCCACCATGAACCGCAAACGCTACACCGCCGCCCGCGCCTCCGCCGCCCGCATTGCTACCGCCTCCGCCCTTGCCGGAGCCCTCACCCTCGCAGCCCTCGCATGGACGGCATGCGCCGCCGCCTCCGCCCGATGGACCGACGACGCCACCGCCAAGGCCGCCGCCGCCCTCATCCACGGCGAATCGTGCACCCTTGGAGGTATCCACCACGCCCCCCGCGCCGTCCGAGATGCAGTCTGGGACAAGTGGACTTCCCGCGCCGTCACCGCCCCACGCGACCGCAACCCGGCCGCCTCCGCCCGCGTGCTCGACTTCGCCCGAGGCTACGCCGACACCGTCGACGAGCGGGACCTAATGGACGCCAGCCCCTCCGCCGTCCGCGCCGCGGTCGACTCCGGCCGCCTCGACTAATCCCCACCCGCGGCCGGAGTTCGACCCTCCGGCCGCCCCACCACCACCACACACCCCGACACCATGACCACCACCGACACCACGCCCGCCCGCCCGAAGACCTACACCAAGCAAACCCGCCCTTGGGGACTTTACGCCCGAAGTGGGCACCGCGCCCTTTGTTCCGATGGAGTAATCCGCGCCGTTGAGATGGCAGAAACCGCCGACACTTTCTTTTCAGTCCCCGCCCGCGCCCGCATTTCCGGCCGCTGGATTTCTGGCTACGTGACCACTGACGAACGCGAAAACGACGGAGCCCGAATTTACACTTTCCGCCACCACACCAACCAGACCCCACCGGCACCGCTCCCAGAATGGCCCGAGAGCTACACGCCCGAGCGGGCCGCTTTGCTTGCCCTTGCCTAGACCAACCCACCACCAGAACCAACCCCGACACTATGAACGCACTCGAAATTTGCCACCAATTCGCCGCCGAGAACTACGGCCGCACAAGAACCCGCCAAGCCGGGAATGTCCGCGCCGAGGAGCACAGCCGCACGCTTTACAGCTACGCGGTAGCCATCGCCCGCCACACTGGCAACCCCGCGTTGCCCGTGCTCATCACAAGCCGCACGTACAGCGCCACGACGAGCAGACACACCGCGCTTGCCCGCCGTGCCCTCCACCATCTCCGCCCGTTCGAGATTTACGACCCCGCCGCCGCCACCACATCCGCCCACGCCAATAACGTCCGCCGCATTTACGCCGACGCCCGCCACGCCCTGCGCACCGCCACCGAGACCCGACGCAAGCCCGAGACCCGCGCCGCCGCCCTTGCCAGCGCCTCCGCCCTCCATGCCCGCGCGGAAACCTACCGCGCAGCGTTCAAAGTTCCGCCGGCAGCACTGGACGCCGAGACCCGCGCCACGCGGGACACATGCCGCCGGATTGACCCCGGCCAGCTCGACAAGGCCGCCGCCCTGATTACCCAGGCGACCGCAGCCGCCGACAAGCGCCGAGCCGCGGCCGAGGCGAAGCGCACCGCGGCCCAGCGTGCCGCCCTTGCCGAGCAGGAGGACCGCGACAAAACCCGCCGCGAGGAATGGCTTTCCGGAATCGGGACATACTACCCACGCGAGCATTACCGCGCCCCCGCCCGCCTCCGGGTAGTGGGAAACGCCGTTGAGACCAGCCACGGAGCCCGCGTGCACGTCCGCGCCGCCGCTCGACTATGGGAGATTGTAGAGGGAGCCCACCGCACAGGTTACACATTCCGCCCCACGCGACGCCACCCAATCGGCCCCTACACGCTGGACGAGGTAAGCCCCCAAGGCGTCCGGATTGGCTGCCACGCTATCGCCTTCGAAGAAATACAGCGCATCCGCGACCAGGTGCTCGCCGCCGCCGCGATCCACACCGACGAGACCGCCGACGTCTAAACCCACAACCCAAGGCGGAGGTTCGACCCCTCCGCCGCCCTTCCCACCTTGCGACCCATGAAGACCACACCGAAACTTGCCGCCATTGCACGCGCCCTACGCAACCGCACCAGCAAAGCCGCCACGCTCGCCCGGTGGCACCGCCTCCGCCCCGCCGCCCAGCTCGCCAACCTCCGGAGCCTCCCGAGCTACGCAGGGGAGACCCTTGCCGAGCGTCGCGCATACCGCCTCCGGGTATACCACTCCGGGCCGGAGCTTTCCGCCCCCGACGCGGAAACCCCGATCCTATGGACCAATACAGACAGCCCCGAGATCCTCGACGCATACCCCGGCCGGGAATTTTTGAAACATCGCGGATGGCACACCGACGACGACGAACGCGAAACCATAGAAGCGTACGCCGCGATTCTCGCCGACTTCCCCGGCCTTATTTTTGAAGCCGTCCGCGAATCGTGCTCAGGGGGAATCCGCGTGGACCTTTCGACCGCTTCCGCTATCGACTACAGCGAAGCAGATAGCGACTACAACGCCAGCGAAGCCCGCGAGGATGCAGCCCGCGAAACCGTCCGGGCAGCGGACTCCACCGCCGAACGCGACGCCGAGAGAGAGCGAGACTATCAGGACACCGAATGGCACCGCGCCAGCCTTGAGGAAGCCCGCGCCGACCTTGCCGACAACCGCGCCAAGTTCCGCCGCCTCCGCTGCGAACTCCGAAAACTTTGCACGCCAGCCATGCGCGAAATTTACCCCGCCGCGGCCGACGCTATCCGCGCCCAGGTTAAAGCGATCCTCCGTCGCCGCACTGAAACGCTCGACACCATCGCCGAGCACAAGCAAGCCCTTTCCTAACCCCGACACCATGACCACCACCTACACCAACGACACCACCGCCCGCGCCCTCATCGACTCCGCCGCCGCCGCCCTTGGATGGACGACGGCAGGCCCCCGCCGAGCCTATCAGGACGACCCGGAGCCCGGACCCATGCCCGCGACCGTCACCGACCCCGCGACCGGCCGAGCCTTGCACGTCCGCCGCATCAGCTACCCCGCCGCGCAGGCGGGCCGCTTGGCCATCTCGCCAACCTACCCCGCCGACCCCATGACCGGCCGCACCACGCTCCCGCGCACCGTGCACCCCGCCGCAACCGTTGCAGGCGACACCGCGCCC